GTTGGCTATGGCGAGTTCAGCAATCATTATTTCATCCTATATTCACTAATCATAAAAGAGAAAGCTGTAACAATACCTGCAATCCATAACAAAGGTTTAGCCATTGACGCTAACCACCCTAAGACAATGAAGGCTCCTTGGGCTGCATTAAAAGCCGCAACTACCTGTTCACTATCTTCGGACAGTTTATCTACTTTAGCTTCCACCTCTATTAGGCGCTCATATATCTCAACATGTGTTACTTCATTGTTCATTTTCAACTATATTTGCTGTAGTCATTTGAGTTTCCTTGGTTTTGACGTTCGGCGGCAGCAGCAGCAGCAGCTTGTGCATCCTCGTATGCTGCGATAACTTCAGCAGTCCATGCGGTGTTACAAATAGCTGCTACGTTGGCTGGTACGCCTGTGAGGTCTTGTCCCGGTGTCAGGCTTGAACGATGGTAGGTCTGCGTCAGTTGAACGCCGTCCTCAATAATGCGAGTTGCCTCGCGGTACAGCACGATGCCGTTCTCAGTTACTGTGGTTTGGTCAACTACTATTTGTTTTGTGATTGTCATGATATTTTCCTTTTAAGTGTCCGACTAACCTAATATGGGTTAGTTAATTAAGCTACTCTATATGTAAACATTACGGATGCAAATGTGACTGTTTCTAATTTTTGACTGCCACCAACCCATAATTGAGCAGATGCTCCTCCAGAGTTTTGCATCGTCACACTACCTTGATTGGGGGAGCTTGAAGCCTGAAAAACACCATCGCACTGCCAAGTCCCGCCACTGGCTTCCTGCGAAAATGGTAATCCTGTCAGAATCAATGCCCCTGTTGAAGAACCAGACCCCCCGCCATCAAAGTTTGCCCAACAAGTGACTTGATTACCCACCTTAATGTATCTACCAACCTTAATAGACCAAGTACTGGATGAGCCGTTGTTATATAAATTAGGAGTCCAAGTCCCCTCCTCATAGTCATCCAGCGTATTAGCATCAGCACTGGCTACCTGAGTTGCGGGGAAGGTGATGCCTTTGTTGGCTGAGATTATCTCTGTAGCCGAGATAGCTCCTGTTACTGCTAGGCCGGTGGAGGAGAATACTGATGCCGTGTTTATGTGGATAGGGTTAGCAGATGCGTGAGTTTCTAAATACGCAATCGCATTTGCAGGAGTGGCGTTGTACGCCCAATATGCGTACAAACCGCGTGTAGGTGTTTGACTAATCCGAATGGCTTGAAGGCTGTCTGAGGCATCTATCGCAATACCGCGTGAAGTAAGCCCAGGGAATGGGCTACCTGAGCCACTATAGGTTTTAATGTCCCCACTAGCCGTAACCGTAGTAGCATTCACAGCAGCAGGTGTGGTAGCGCCTAGTGTGCCATTGAGTGCGCCGTTGATTGTTGTCGTGGCTGAGATAGCTCCGGTTACTGCCAACGCCCCAGAGTTCACAGCAGCCAGCGTAGAGGTTCCTGATGCCGACAGCGTGGTAAATGCGCCGGTGGATGGTGTTGTAGCGCCTACGGTTGTTCCGTCTACAGCACCGCCGTTAATATCAACAGTTCCGCTAGTCAATGTGTTAATGGTAACAGCATTGATAGTACCCCCCTCAACCTTGTCACCGCTAATAGCGTTGTCTGGAATTGTGACAATACCGCTTGCAGTAAGGTTTCCAGTAGTAATAGAAGAAGGGTTTGTACCTACTTCAACAACAACACCCCCGTTGTTTTCGGTAAAAAGTCTCTTGTCTGTAACGTTAACAGCCAACTCGCCTTGAACCAATTGACCTGATGTAGGGACGGCGGAAGCTGTAATGCTGTTCTTAGTGATTATAGTATTTGCCATAAGATTTCCTTAGAATGTTCCACCGTTGATGGTGTCGGTTTCAGTTAAGTAGGTTGCGAGTGTTGCTTGTAGGTTAGAGTAGGTAGTAGCGGCATTAGAGGCTGATGTCGATGCCGCTGAAGCTGAACTCGCAGAAGCAGTGGCGCTGTTGGCGCTGTTGGTTGCTGAAGTAGAGGCACCGGAGGCACTAGAGGCAGCAGCGGTCGCACTGTTACCTGCATTGGTGTTAGAGGTTGCAGCGGCTGTCGCACTAGAGGATGCATTAGTAGCCTGTGTAGTTGCTGTAGAAGCCGATGTAGAGGCCGCTGAAGCTGATGTAGAGGCGCTAGAGGCTGATGTAGAGGCACCTGAAGCTGATGTAGATGCGTTAGTCTCAGAGGTTGATGCATTAGTAGCTGACGTTGCACCCGCTGTAGCTGAACTAGCCGAGTTAGTCGCTGAAGTTGATGCTGCTGAAGCTGAACCAGCAGAAGCCGTAGCAGATGAAGCTGCATTAGTTTCTGACGTACCCGATGCTGTTTCAGATGCACTAGCTGCTGTAGCTGAGGTTGAAGCTCCTGACGCGCTTGTAGCTGCATTGGTAGCAGAGGTAGCGGCATTGGTTTCAGACGTAGCAGAGGCCGTCTCAGAGGCTCCTGCATTGGTTTCTGATGTAGCCGATGCTGTCGCTGATGCCGTGGCACTATTGGCGCTATTGGTTGCCGCCGTCTCCGCTGCTGTAACAAGCCCAGAAACATCTGCTATACTGTCTACTAACGTTTGTGATTCATTTTTGTTAGTTAATGCTGAAGTCGCAGATGAACTCGCACTAGAAGCTGAGGTTGCTGCATTGGTTGCTGATACTGCTGCCTCTGATGCTTTAGTAGCGGCGTTAACTGCTGAAGCCGCCGCCGCTATCTGAGCCTCTGTTACTTGAGATACGGAGGCATCATTGATGGCATCCCCTGCACCCCCTACTCCACGATAATATGCCATATAATCTCCTTGTTTCTTTATTACCCTTAACAAGATAATAAAGAAAGGGGACTCCCTAAAGAATCCCCAATCAATTACTTAAGCAGCTAGTGCAAAAGAAATAGCGGCTTCGTCACGCAACTCTTTCACGCCGTAAAGCATGTCAGAAGTGAACAATGTACCCAAGTACTCTTGCTTGTACTGAGTCTGGCTACGCACGCCTTGTTGCTCAGCCAATACAAAGGCTTCTTTATGGAACATCAAACCAATACGGCTAGTAGTAGTCGTAGCGGTGTCAGCGTTGGTAGACACATAAACGGTCATGCCGTATACGTCACCAATCTTACCGTTACGGATGCTGTTAGCGCTGCCAACTTCACCAGTAAAGGCTTGCTCAGTGAAACGAGCCAAACCCATCATAGTGTTACGGGCAACAGGTGGCAACATCATGCAACGACCGTCCATTGGTACATCAGCATCGTCCAATGTCTGAATCATCTTGCGAATACCAGCATCAGTGATTGCGTTACCAACGTTAGAACCGTCAACGTATGCAGTTGTACCGTCGCCAGCCAACACAGCGCCAGTGTAAGCGGCAGTACCACTACCACCAGCAGCATTACGACCCAATTGAACCAAATCGGTATCAACTTGTTTAGCCAAAGCGTAACCAGCATCACCGGTGTAGAACTTACGCATTGAAGACAAGGCTTGCACTTCCGTGATGTCCTCGATCAAACGTGAGTACTCGTAGTGCTTGTTAACCAAAACTTGCACTTCTGTCTCAGTAGCAGCAATCAAGACAACAGCGGTAGAAGCGGCTTTTACAGAAGCAGAACCACGGGTTGGCTTAGGAATGTGCAATGTGTCGCCTTTTTTGCCCTTAAAGGACATCTTGGAGACAAGGTTAGCCATGACTAGGTTTTGCTTGTATGCAGCAATGATTTCGTCAGACCAGATTTCAGGGATAAACACAGCGCCAGTAGCGTTGGTTACCATAGGGGTAGGATATGCCATTATATATTATCTTTCAGAATGATTATTTAACTCTACCTTCAGCGTATGCCTTCATTATTTCAGGGGCTAGCTCTTGGTAGCGGTCAGGATTAAAACGCATGAGTTCGATGATGTCGGCTCGGCGGTACATTTTCTTGCTAGCTGTTTCGCCAGACCCTTTGGTTGAACCCATTGAGGCTGATTTAACGGCTTGTTTTCGCTCTACTCTTTCTACTACATTTGTCTGAGTGACTACTTGGTTTCTTTCTTTCCAAGTAGATAACAACTCATCAGCTGCATCAAAATCGTAGTTACTGTCAGCCCGTCCGAATAACTCTTTGCGAACCTTACTCTTGTTAATCCATTCAACGAAGTTACCATCTTGGATGATTTCGGTATAGTCTGGATGTGAAGTTTTAAGGTTATCTAATATCTTAGCTTGTTTCATCTGCACTGACATTTGTTCAGCTTGACGTACAGTAGGATGATTAGATATAGCTTTAGCAATTGCTCGATCGGGGTCAGAGAAGAAGTCTACCTCTTCGTCTACATCTGGGGCTTGTTGTTTTTGTGAGACGGTTTGAGTACGCACGAAGTCGTCTACAATCTTTCGAAGTTCCCCGACTTCACTACCTTGCTTGCCCATAGCTTTCTCAGCTTCTTGGTGCATACGAACAATGTCTTTAACACTCTTGTTCTTATACTTTTCAGGTATTTCGTCTTCGTTAGAATTAAGGGTTGGCTCAGGAGCTTCCTCTAATCCATCGTCAATAGATGAATATTCTTCTTCGTCAGGTTCTAGGGGTTCGTCACCCTCGTCTATAAATGTTGCCATATAACTCCGTGCTTAATAAGCATTGTGGAAAATAACTATGTGCTTATGGGTTTAACCGGCACTCTTTTGTTCTGCTTGAATCTTCTCATTTCGCTTTCGTTCCCATTGCATCGCTGCTCCGGGAAAGTCGCCGGTCACGCCCTCAAGTTTGACCATTGGTTTGCTAATGATACGAATAGCAGGTTGACCACATACCTTACAAATGCTTGTCCGAAAGTCGGAGTCAATGTAAGATTCTGTAATGTGGTCGTCGGCGCAGATAAACTCGTAAATCCGTTTAGTCATCAGAATCCTTCATAAAATCATCGTAGCTGTTTTTAATCGATGATTCATATTGTAGAATACGTGTTACGGCTTCGAGTTGTCCTCGCCTATGCCAAAACTGTTTCTCATCTGGAATGGTTGTTATATCCTGAAGCATTTCCATATTATCGGAAAGGTCTTCTACATATTGCTTCCATCCTACAGTAGCAAACAGGTCTAGCAAATTCTCATAATAATCTTGGAGGTCTTTTTCGGTATCGTCCATCTCTTTTTCCTTTCGTTGTTAGGAGAGATGTTGTTATTATACCACACTTTTACTAAAATGTCAAGTGTTATTTGTAATTAGTTGGGGGTTTCAGACACACTACCCCCGGAGTGCTAACGGCCCTAAGGCTATCTTATTTACATCTCGGAATCAGCCATTGTGCTTCCGTCAGGCATTGTATGTCTACCTGATTTAGATTTACTCTTCATTTGCATTGTTGCAATTCTTTCATTACTTACAATGTCTTTCTCTTTTAACATTAACTCTGCAATCTTAGCTCTCTTTGCAAACTCAGCGTCATCTCCATCACCTGCTTGTAAGTTAGTTGAGAGTGCCGCCGCCAACTTAGCTTGAGCCAGTTGAGGAGCTAATTGAGTATTAACTTGTGTCTCTTGCGCCTCTGCACCATACTTAGCTGCTTGAGCTTGAACCAATTGCAACTGAGCTTGAGCTGTCTCCATTTGAACCTGCATCTGAGCTTGTTGTGCTTGCTGTGCTTCTGGGTTAGGTTCTGAGGCTTTCTTCATCTCAGCAATAATCTCTTCACGGTTAGATAGACCCATATTGTCAATTACTGCTGAAACTAACATTGGGTACATTGGGCTGTCTTGACCTAATGTCTGCAACAACTGAACAAGTTGAGTTACTTCATATTCACGAGCAATAACACCCAATGAAGATGAGGGGACAAACTTGTAATCAGATACAGGGTAATTATCAGGGTCAAACTGCATGTAACGCCATGCTGTCTTCTCGATCATAGGGATTAAGAAGCTCTCTTGGAAGTTAATTAAAGTGCGCTTGTGACGCTTAATAATCGCTCCCATAGACATTGACACAGCACCCGCAGCGGCATCGCCATTAATAGTGCCGGGGATACCAGCAGCGTCAATAGCGCCTGTAGCCATTTGAACCATCTTTTGCAACTCAGCCGCTTGAGCGAATGTTACTTGGTCTAAGTTGCCAAACTTGAATGGTTGTAGGATTTCAGAGGGGTTGCCGTTAGTAAGGATTGTCTTACCCGGACGAATCTCCATTTTAGCACCCCTAGGCATGCGCGTAGCGTCCATAGCCATCATAGGGTGTACGGTAAGCGCCAAAGCATCGATACGGGCGCGTAGCTCGGCATCTAAGGCTTTCTGGCTGTTGTAGCCCTTCTCACAGATGCCACGACCCCAAAAACGACTAGGCACTACATCCCAAGGGAACGACACAATAGGTCGGTCTTGCATCATGTAGGGGTTTTCTTCTATCTTTAGCAGTTGACCGCCATTAGCGATAACCATGATAACCTCTACGTAACCTTCTTCGTCTTCTTCGTCTTCGTCTTCAGAATCTAGCTCTGTAGACAATTCACCTTCGTCATCTTCACGCATAGCTGTGTTAAACAGGTGACGGGGCACTAAACCGTAGTATTTAGTAAGTCGAACCCTATCTTCATCAAATGTAGTTAGGTGTTTATCAGCTTCTAAATCTGTATCATTGGAAGCATCTTCAATATCAACATCTCGGTAGATGCCATTTTGAATTGCAATCTCAACTTGGTGTTTAGGTACAAATTCGTCAATTGCAACGCCTAAAGCCTCTTCTAAAGAGGTGGCAACAGGGTCAATTAGGAAGTTTTGCGGTAGGATAGGGCGAAGTTTAACAACAACGCGGTCTTTAATGGTAACTCCCACCGCTTTCATCGCCCCATCCATCACTGGTTGTGACGCTGGCTTCATTTCCTTCACTTCTTCAATCACTAACTCGCCAATACCAGTGCCAAAGATGGCTGAATTCAGGATACACTCAGCAATAGACTTACGTGTCTTGGTATAATGGAAGTCTTCTGTTAGTTGCTCACGTAAATAAGCAATATCGGAGGGGTCTTGGTCGTTTCGATCGTCTTTAATGTCAAACCACTTACCACGTCCAAAGGTTGCTTCTTCAACTTCAGCTACTGAACTCTCAACAGCTTGTTGTAGAGCTGGACTGATAAGGCGCGAGCGCTCACTTTCACGAGTCATGTCCTCTTTTGCCCATTGTCCACGCCATAGACGGTAATACTCGTCAAACTTCTGCTCGTAGTTAGCGTTAAAGTGGTCACGCCACTGGTCAACTTTGTTGATTACCCAGTTTTCAACCTTTTGTTCTGTAAACTTCTTTTCGTAATCCATATTA